CGATTCTCGACGACGTGATGGAAATTCAGTCCGACATCAACCTGATGGGCATCTGGTCCGACGACGCTGCGCAGCAGATGAAGATCACCATCGACACGGCGGTACTATTGACCCTGCTGAACTCGATGGTTGCCCAGAACATGGGGGCCACGGCGGGTGCGATCTCGGGCAACATCAACCTCGGCGTCACTGGCACGCCTGCGCCCTTGGTGGCTAATCAGGCCAGCCCGCCCGTCGCGGGCCAGCTCACCGTCCTGCAGATCATCCTGCGGCTGGGGCAGGTGCTCGACGAGCAGAATATCCCTGAGCAGGGGCGCTGGGTGGTAATGCCGACATGGGCTGCCACGATGATCAAGGAGAGCGAACTGAGGCAGGCGTATCTCTCCGGCGACCAGACTTCGATCCTGCGCAACGGACGACTCGGCGTCATCGACCGCTTCACGCTGTACATCAGCAACTTGCTGCCCAAGGGGCCGATTACCGGGCCTCCGGCGCTGGCGGCGGGCGAGTGGGTGATTTTCGCCGGGCATGCGCACGGGCTCACTTTCGCGAGTCAAGTCTCCAAGGTCGAGACGCTGCGGTCCGAGTTCACCTTCGGCACGCTGCTGCGTGGTCTACAGGTCTATGGTTCCAAGGTTATCGACGGCAAGGCATTGACGCAGGCGGTTGTCACCGAGGCAGTGATCCCGTAACATTTCGAGAGGGATCATAATCGGGTCGAGGCGGCTTACCGTCGACGGTAAAAGGCGACGGTAAGCTGCCTTCTTGCGCGAGGGTGCCATGCTCGTTTTGCCCAAGACGACACAGTCCTCCGTGCCTCCCAGCAACCCCGTGGCTGGGGATTACTGGATCAATGACGCGACCATGCGGCGCTACGTGTGGTACGTCATGGATAACGACCAAGGTCAGTGGGTGCAGGCCGACCAGCCCATGGACATTGGCCAGTCGGCGTTCTTTCCCGGTACCATTGGTCCCATCGGCCCGGCTCCGACCTTTACCAACTCGACGCCTAGGATCACTCTTGGGCCGAGCCCGCCGGGCAACCCAACCATAGGCGACTTGTGGTGGTCGAGCATCACCGGCCAGCAGTCGGTTTGGTATGACGACAGTAACACGCTGCAGTGGGTGATCAGTAATTACGGCGCTGGTCCGCAGGGACCCATGGGCACACCCGGTGCCGGGTTCCCGACCGGCGGCACTGTAGGCCAGTCGCTCGTTAAGGCGACTGGTTATAACTACGATACGATCTGGGACAGCCGGGTTCTGTGGGTGCCTTATACCGGTGTGGCCGGGCAGCAATATCTCAAGCAGAACATGACGCGCGACGGCGACTGGACGATGGTCGCCAACAAGGACACGACGGCGCGACCTGCGCCGCAGCCGAGCGGCTCCGAGGAAGACCTGCTGCCGGTGTGGGTGCCGACGACGTCGAGCGCCAATGCGGGCTACACGGTCTACAACGAGTGGACGACCAACACGGCAGGTTGGCTCAGTCAGTATGGCGTCGATGTGCTGGCGCAAAACGTCAATGCGCAGCACGTCATCACGCTGCGCATCGGCGGCGTTGTCAAGGATACCTTCACGGCGACGCCTAATGCGTCGGGTATCTACTGGCATGACATCACGCCGTTGGTTGTTGCCAACGGCTCAGTGATCCGCGTCACGCTGCAAGTCAATCAGCCGCCCAACAATCTTTACTGGCGTCAACAGCTGAACCTGTTTGCGACGGCACCGGTCTACTGCTCGGGTGCAGTGGGGTCGAAGGACGGCGCGGCGGCGGGTACAACGGCTTACGGGTGCCATGTGCTGTTCACGCCCGGCGCGGTGTCGGCTGACTGGGACATCGCGGCCTATGGCGGTGAGGCGGCAGGCGGCGGCAGCGGCGTCGCCGAGGCCCCCTTGGACGGTACGACCTATGGCCGGTTGAACGCGCAGTGGACGGCTTTGAGCGGGGTCTACGCGCCGCTTGTCAGTCCGATTTTCACGGGTGACCCGCAGGCACCGACACCTGCCACGGCGGATAACGACACGTCGGTCGCCACGACGGCGTTCGTCAAGGCGCAGGGTTATGGCACAGGGACCTTGACCGGTGTGACGGCTGGTGCGGGCATCACCGTGACCGGCGCTGCGCCGTCGCCCACCGTGGCGATCACCAACTCGATCACGGCAGGCGGTCCGGTCGGTTCAGGGACCGCTATCCCGGTGATTACTTGGAATGCGCAAGGTCAGTTGACGACGGTGTCGTCGGCGACGGTGTCGATCCCGCCTGGAACCTATGTCGGCGACACGCCACCGGCCTCGCCGACCGACAATCAACTGTGGTGGAAGTCGGACACCGGCATCCTCTACATCTACTACAACGACGGAAATTCATCGCAGTGGGTGCCTGCGACGCCGGTGCCGCCCGCGCAGCCAAGCTCGTTGCAGCTTTACAGCGAAGTCAACGTCACGACGACCGGCGTGACCACTATGACGGTCTCGTTCCCCAACTCGGCACGCAAGATCGAAATCGAATATTTGGCGATGACGATAGATGGCAGCGGGCAAAATCTTCAGTGGCAATGGATGCAAGGTGGTTCGGTCTACACGACAGCGAACTACGCTTGGCAGGTTCAATCTGCCACTGGCACAACGCTGGCGGCATCGGGTGGTCTTAACGCAGCGGCGGGAGGGATGGGCGGCGGCACGGCCAACAAGGGCATCTTGCGGTGTACGCCAATCCTTCCAAGCGGTACAGGGGTTGTCGAAGGCACAGGTTACATCCAAAGCGTCGGCGGTGCCCGCAACACCGTTGCATATGTTGGCGATGCTGGCGCAGCGGCCAACACCATCACTGGCGTACGGCTTTCCTATGCTGCTGGCACACAGTTCGCCAATGGCAGCTTCGCACGCTGCTACGTGGTGCCGTGATGATCGACTTCCCCAACACACCGACCGTCGGCCAAATCTTCGTCGCGCCCAACGGCGTCAGCTATCAGTGGGACGGCACGCTGTGGAAGGCCGTCAGCATGACGGGCGGCGGGACGGGGGATTTCTATGCAGGAGCATCAATCACTGGTTGGACCTCGACGGCAACAACTCCAACGACATTAGTTGTTCAATCAGGAAACGCATCGGGGTCATTTGTGCCAGGGACAGGGAGATTTACTCCTCCCGCTGGCCGCTACCATCTTTGTGGCGGCGCTTGTGTTGGCACTTCGGCAGGTGCGACAACTGTTGCGCTCTACTTGCGCAAGAACGGTACGGCGATCTTCAACACGTCTACGACATCGCAAGGCACAAATGCCATGGCGATTCCGACGTTTGAGAGTGCTTACGACGCAAACGGCAGCGATTGGTTCGATATACAAGTCAGTTCCAACAATGGCAGCAACATTTCCGGTTGGTGCTGGTTCGGCGCGTTCCCCATCGCCTCGGGCGTGCCGTCACCGGGCTTCGTCGGCGTGCCGTGGCGGCTCATCAGCCGCCAGACGCTGGGCAGCGCGGCGGCGAGCATGGACGTGCAGAACATCCCGAGCGACATCAACGACCTGATGTTCGACTTCGACATGACGCCGGTGACCAACTCAACGAACATCGTTCTGCAGATGTACGACAACACGGGTACGCTCGATACGACTACCAACCATTACCAATATGCCAAGACCCAGAGCAACACCGGTCAGGCCGGCGGCACAGCGGTCTTGGCCTACAACAGCACTTCAGAAACCATTTCAACAGCAATCGTCCTCAACATATCGGGCGGTGCTGGAACATTGGTTAGCAGTTCGGCTGGCATTCGCGGCAAGGGAATGATCCCAAATATCCGTGCGGCTCGTCTGAAACATCTCGACTGGCAGGCAGGCTACGTTGACGACGCCAACAGCGCATGGCGTGCCATCACGGGGAGCGGCTATCGCAATGTGAGCGGAGCGATCACAGGTATCCGTCTCGTCTTTGGTACCGGCAACGTCGCCGCAGGCAGCACGCTCGCCGTGTGGGGGTCACCATGACTAATCCCATCGATTTTCCCGCTAACCCGCTCAGCGGTCAGACCTATACCGCACCGAGCGGCGTCCAGTACACTTTCGACGGCTATGGTTGGACGATCTCGATCTTTGCTGCGCCGACCTACCAGCTTTCGACGGTAGCCGACATCCTGTGGCAGGTTCGCGTGCTGCTGCAGGATACCGATCTGTCGTCGGGCAACTATCGCTACGCCGATGCTGAGATTGTCACCAACCTCAATCAAGGTATGAGCGACCTGTTCCGTATTCGTCCTGACCTGTTTCTTGAACAGGCTTTTGTCATACCGGTCTTCAACAACTTGTCGCTTACTACACAGATTGGCATCGAGGAGCAGTACATTTCGCCGTTGATCTTCTATGTCGTCGCCCTGACGCAGGCACGCGACGACGAGCAGACGCAGGATGCCCGCGCTGGGGTATTCTTCAAGACCTTCCAGCAGCAGGTCGTCCTAGGAGTGCTGACATGACCATACCCGCTACGCCATGGGATCGTCTATACAGCGACGTGAAGGTGTCGTTGCCCGGCGTCAGCGACGCGGTCTACGCACAGGAGCTGTTCCGCACCTTCAAGGATTTTTGCGATCAGACCAACATCTGGCAGGAGACGGTGCCAATCACGGGCATGCCCAATACCACAAGCTATCCCTTTACCGTCGCCGGTAAGGGTGCGCCCAACCGCCTGCTGCTGATGTACGATCCTGCCCTGTCGAACAATCCATTAGACCGGCGCTGGGTGCAGCACGGTGTCAGCATGCAGGTACCGGGTACTATCATTGTGGGTTACGCGCCGTCGCAGCAGACGGCGTGGGAAGCGATCATCGCCAAGACCCCGACTGATCCAGTTACTGCGAGTAAGCAGCCTGACATCGAAATTGAGGATCAGTGGATCGTCGATGACTGCCGAGAGGCGCTCTACTACGGCGTGATGGCGCGCCTGCAGCGTCAACCGACCAAGCCTTATACCAATCCGCAGTTGGCTGCTGACAACATGCGGCAATATATTTCGCAACGGAGCAAGACGCGCACCGACGTGATCAAGAAGAATACCTATGGCGGGCAGAGCTGGACTTTCCCGCAGCAGTTCGCGACGGTGGCGCGGAAAGGCTGGGTCTAAATGACGTTCCATTATACCCACGCCAAGGTCAGCCAGAAGGCCGACGGCACCGACCCGACCGTGGTGCGGCCCTCGGACTGGAACGCCGACCATGCGGCGACGGCTGACGGTCCTGGCGTGGTTGGCCGCACCGCGAGCGGTTCGGGACCTCTCAGTTTGCTCGACATCGCCTCGACGTTCATCCCCTCGGGCGTCGCTCTGCCGTGGTTCGGTAACCCCGCTTCTATCCCTGCTGGCTGGGTACTGTGTAATGGCCAGCTGCTGTCGCGCACAGGCTTTCCCAACCTGTTTGCTGCCATCGGCATTTCTTTCGGGGCAGGCGACGGCTCGACGACCTTTGCCGTTCCTGATTGCCGGGGCCGCACGGTGGCAGGCATGGACCCGACGGGTGGTCGCTTGACCAATGCCTCGATGGTCCCGGACGGCAATACGCTGGGTGCGACGGGTGGCGCACAGGTACATACCTTAACAACTGCGGAAATGCCTGTACATACTCATGGTCTCAACTGGAGTGATCCCGGCCACCAGCATTATACCTACGGCTGGGACGCGGGCCTGGGCGGCTCGGGCTCGGGCAACGTCCTGCAGGACGGCTACGCCTATGGCCAACCCGGCAATATCACATCGGTGCAAGGCACCAACATTAGTGCGAGCATCCAGAACGCTGGCAGTGGCCAGCCGCATGCAATTGTTCAACCGACCATCTTGGCCAACTGGATCATCAAGGCATGACCGCGATCAAGATCGAGAACTTTGGCGGCGAGATACCGGCGGTCGATGACCGTCTGCTGCCTGACAGCCATGCGGCAGACGCCTTCAACAGCTGGCTGTTCTCGGGCCGTGTCGAGCCGATGCATGCTCTCGTGCCGTTGTACGTGCCCAAGGACCCGGCCTGCCGCTCATGGTTTCGCCTGCCCAAGGGCAACCCCGGCATCGACTACATGACCGAGAGCTACTGGCTGGAGTTCCAGAACCAGAACGTGCGGGTGATCCGCTCGCCGGTGGCCGGGCAGGATGACGATGGGCGCTATTACTGGGCCGACGGGCTTACGCCTAAGATGATGACCGGCACGATGATCATGCAGGCCAACGCCGTGGCCAAGGGAGCATGGTCGAGCACGACGGCCTACATGGTCAATGACGGGGTGACGCAGGGCGGTGTGAATTATACTTGCATTCAGGCCAATACCAATCAGGTTCCGCCTAACGCGACTTACTGGATTGTCACGCCGACGCCTTATCTGCTGGGCATTCCCGCGCCCGAGGTAGCTCCCGGCGTCACCGTGACCGGCGGCACGACGCCAGCTGAGACGCGAACTTACGTCTATACATGGGTCAGCGGGCTGGGCGAGGAGGGGCCGCCCTCGCCACCGGCTACCGTCAACGGTAACGCCAACGGGACGTGGACCGTCACGGTGACCGCGCCGCAGGCGGGTGACACGGCCAACCGTAATCTGACCAAGACACGCATCTACCGCACGGTGACCAGTCAGCAGGGCGTCGCCACCTACTACTTCGTGACCGAGCTGCCCATCACGACGCTGACTTTTGCCGACACCGTGCCCAGCACGACCGTGGTCAACCAGGGACAGATGACCAGTCTGTACTTCACCGCGCCGCCGACCGACCTGCAGCAGCTTGTGTCGATGCCCAATGGCATGGTGGCGGGTTTCCGCAACAACGAGATATGGTTCTGTGAGCCCTACTACCCCCATGCATGGCCGGTGCCCTATGTCATTGCGGTGCCCAATGAGATCGTCGGGCTGGGCGTGTTCAATCAGTCACTGATCATTCTTTGCAACGGTCAGCCTTATGCCGCGACTGGGGTCGACCCGTCGCAGATGGCGCTCGCCATCGTTCAGCCACTGGAAGCCTGTACGTCGATACTGAGCATCGTCAACACGCCGACCGGGGTGCTCTATAGCTCGCCCAACGGATTGATCAACATTACGCCGGGTGGCGCGGTCAACCTGACCCTGTCCAGCATCACCAAGGATCAGTGGCCCAACCTGATCCATCTCAACAGCATCGCGGCGGCCATCGTCGCGCTGGGCTACTACGCCTATTCCATCGCCACGGCTGGCGTGTTCCAGAACAGCATCAGCCCGCCTGATGCTTTCAACGCGTTTGAGCAGGATGCCTTCCAGCAGGCCAGCGTTTATGGCACGCTGCCCGGTATCTATCAGAAGCTTGACGATAAACGTATTGCGCTGGCTCCGTTGCAATGGGCCACGACCGAGGTCCAGAACATCATCACCGACCTGTTCAACGGCGAGGTCATGGTGAAGCGCGACGACACGGTCTACCTGTTCGACCTGCGGCAGGCACCGCCGGTCGCGCCTTACCGTTGGCGGTCGAAGGTCATCACTCTGCCATTCGTCGAGAATTTGGGAGCAGCCAAGGTCTACTGGATCAAGGACCCGACCCGTTCGTCGGTGTTTCGGGTGTTTGCTGGAGGCTATGCTGACCTTGCACATGACGGCTTGCCTTTGCGTTTTCAGCAGAGCATGACCGAGCCGGGGCAGATGTTCAGGTTGCCATCTGGTTACAAGGCATTGTTCTGGCAGTTTGAGGTGGAGGGCACCTCCGTGGTAACTGCTATCCACGCCGCCACGTCGGCGCGCGATTTGAGGAATGTGTGATGCCCAACCAGTTCTCGAAGAAGCGGTTTCCCAGCGTCCCGACGCCGGACGACACGGTGAAGGGCATGCTGGCCTGTATGATCGTGATGAAGAAGTGCATCGACATGCTGACCGGCAACGACAACCAGTCCAAGGAGGGTTCCAAGGACCAGCGCTTCGCCCCGCATGTTTTCCTGCAGAACAACCAGCCTGATGCCGCGCACGAGGGCGACCTCTGGCTGATGACCGGCGGGAACATGACGTTCAATATTTGGGACGGCAACCGGTGGCTCAAGATCACCACCTTGCCCGCATGAAGCCCTATGATCGTTCTCGACAACCCCGCCCATGGCTTCATGATCGCGCACCGCGCGGGCATCGGGTACGATCCCAACGTCAACCGCGTGCTGGCGCACTGCAACGAGGAGGGCCTGCTGGGCGGGGTGGTGTACACGAACTACACCGGACGCTCGGTGCAGATGCACATGGCGGGCAATCCGGGGTGGGTGACGGCGAAGGTGATTTGGATCGCTTTCGACTATCCGTTCAACCAGCTCGGGGTCGAGAAAGTCATCGGTCTGGTTGCAGCCACCGACGAGCAGGTATTGGATTACGACAAGCGGCTTGGCTTCAGGGAAATTGCGCGCGTGCCCGACGTGGTGCCGACCGGCGACCTTGTCGTGCTTTCGATGATGCGCGAGGAGTGCAAATGGCTTAAGCTCCGTTCCCGGTTCCTGAAAGCGAACGGAGATGCGAAGGAGCTGGTAGCATGATCGACGCTGGTCTTGGTGGGGGCTTCATCCATCTACTCGACGATCCGTGGGCACAGCATCCGGTCGTCAACCGTCACATCATGAACGGCGGCGGTGGCGGTTCGACACCGGCCCCGCCGCAGGCACCGGACTATTCGCAGTACATCTCGGCAATGACTGGCATCGGCAACACGCTGACCGGCTACGGACAGAACTTGTATGACTGGGCCAAGAAGGCCGGGGTTGATCTTTCCGACCTTGCTGGGACGGTGTCGGATCGTGCCGGGACCAGTGCCGACGCAGCGGCGGCGCGGCAAGAAGCGGAGATGGCCAACTGGGAGAAGACCTACGGCCCGATCTATCAGGCGCAGGCTCAGCGTACCCAGCAGTTCATGCAGAACCTGCCTGCCACGCAGGAGCAATGGGCGGGTGCTTATGGGGCCGGGACGGCGCAAGCATTCGACGCGTCGAAAGCGGCGGCGACCCGCAAGTTGCAGGGTTACGGGCTGAGCGCGCCCAGCATCGGCACGGCGGCCATCGACCAAGCATCGGCCAACCAGCGGGCGGCGGCGGTCACGGCGTCGGCCAACCAGGGCCGCATGGCGGCGATGCAGTACGGCGATCAGTTGGTTGGCCAGACGCTGCAGCAGGGGCAGATATTCCCGCAAGTGTCAGGCCAGCAGGGCAATCTTGCACTGGGTTTCGGCAACCAGCAGATCAATGCGCCGGAGAGCGCCATCTCGACGACTGCCGGGGCCTATCAGCCTTATCTTAGTTCCTACAGCACGGCCTATCCCTACATGGCGCAGTGGGGTCAGACCATGATGAAGGGCTACGACCAGCAGCTGCAGGGCTACAGCACCTACATGAATGCCAAGGCGCAGGAGGCTCAGCAGTCGAGCGGCTGGGGTGCGCTGGCGGGCTCCATTATAGGTGCCGGGGCCAAGATCGGCGCGGCAGCGATGACGGGCGAGAAGGGCGGCATGATCCCCGAGATGCCGGGCCAAGCCTTCGTCACGGCGGGCAATGTCGTACCGTCGACGGTAAGTCCCAGCCAGGGCCGCGAGACCGACGACGTGGCGGTGCCGATCATGGACGGCGACCAGCAGGCCGGGCAGGGCGCGATCAATGTCGGCGAGTTCATTTGGCCCAAGGATGTCGTGGCGTGGCGCGGCGAGCAGTGGATGCAGAAGGAAATCCAGAAGGCTCGCAAGGAGCGCGGCACTCAGACCGTGGCTGAGCCTGAGACGGCGTTCCATCCCATGAGGAGGGCTGCATGAGCCGGGACCTCTACGATTTTGCCGTCGCGCTGGGGGCGGGGCTGAACAGCGCGGCTGACCTGTGGGTGAGGGCCAAGGACCGCAAGGCACAGCGCGAGGCGCAGGCGGCCAAGGACCGGCAGACGCAGGAATGGCGTAGGGCGCAGCTTGAAATCCAGCGGGCGAGGCTCGGCTCGCAGATGCGGGAGAGCGAGGTCAACATTGCCTTGAAGCGAGCGCGCATGGCCAATATCGGCAAGAGGGGTGGCGGCGGTGCACCCGGCACGTCACCTGCGCTCGACAAGATGACGGCAGCCGCTGCCCAAGAGGGCATTGCGCCGCCGGTTCAGCAACAGCAGCCGCAGCAGAACATCTACAATTACGGCAATACCGACGGAGCCGACACCAGCACCAACTGGGGCGGCGACACGATCTACACGTCCGAAAACGGCAGCGACGACGGCAACATCATCATGAACCGCCGGGGCGGCCCGGTGAAGGCGTTCGATAATGGCGGGGCGATTTTCGGCACCAGCGGGCCGGGCTCGGGCTTCGGCGAGCGGGCGGCTCCGCCTGTCGGTGTACGCCGCCTGAAGAACGGCGGCCCGGTGCAGGCGTTCAAGACCGGCGGCAGGCCCAGCCCCGACGATGACTTCGCCAGGGCCAAGGAAAGCCTCGAAGACAGGGATGAGTACAAGGCACCATCGCCGCCGCCGACGCCGCCGACGCCGCCAGCTCTCGAAACCCCGGCGGCAAAAATCGGCGAGCAGACGCCGTCCAAGCTGAAGGCAGTGGGCGAAGCGACGGGCCAAGCGGCGTGGGAAGCGGGCAAGGCCGTCGGTGAGCAGGTTCGCAAGGCGCTGACGGGCCAGCCTATCCGGGGCCGGGGCGAGATACCGGTGAGCGCCGAGGGCACTCAGGTGCCGGGACCGGGCGAGCGCACCAGCGCCGCGCCAACACCCGCAACCGTGCCGGATTACCGCTACCAAGGACCGTATCTTGAACCAGATCGACCGGAGCAGCAGCCGCCTTCTGCCGCAATTACGCCGACACCGCCACCTTCAGCAGCGCCGACGCCATCTCCTGTGCCAGCACCTCGCCCGGCTGGAGGAGGCGCGCAGCCTTACGGGCCGGGCTGGGCACCGACCGGTGCCAGACCTAGCGGTGGCGGCGCTGGTGCTGGCGGTGGTGCTGGCGGCGGTGCGGGAGGAGGCGGAGGGACCAGCAGCGGCGACCCGGCACACTGGCTGACGCTGGAGAACCAGCGCCGCACAGCAGCCTATGATCCGGTGCGTGATGCCGCAGACCCACGTAACATCCATGCTGTCGATCGCTGGGGGCGGACGCGGGCGCAGGACAATGACATGCCGCCTGCCCAGTCGGCGGGCGTCGGCTTCATCGAACGTTTATTCCACCTCGACAAGTCGGATGCCAACTCGGAGCGCGGCTATCATGCGCTGCTGACGGGTGTCGGCACGCCTGATCCCAGGACCATCGACACGCTGCTGCGCTCGGTCGATCCCAATAACCGCCTGCCGATGAATGAGCGTATCAACCGTACACTGGACATCACCTACGAGCATTTCATGCAGAACAAGGAGCCTCAGAAGGCGGGCAAGATGGCGGGTGAGATCATGCAGTTCGCCAACTCGATGGCCAAGCGGCACGGTCAGGAGGCAATCAGGCTGGCAGGTACCGGTGACATGGCGGGAGCTACGCACCAATTGCTGGCGGGCTATAATTGGCTGCCCAACGGCTGGACTGCCAACGTTTCGCGCGATGGCAGGAACATTGAGCTGGACGATGGCCGGGGCAACGTCAAGTCAGTGATGCCAATCAACGGAGAGACTATCAAGAACCTCGCGCTCGGCATGTCGTCGGGCGAACTGGGCTGGGACGTGATGCGCAATGCGTCGCATACCGGCTCTGCTCCGTCTGGTGGAGGTGGCGCACCTCCCCAAGGTGGCCCGCCACCTGCAGGTTTACCGCCGACGGTAAGTCGCGGTCCGGCACCTGCCGCTGCACCGGCTGCGCCCCCTGTCCCAACAGGCACCGGTGCAGCGCCACCAGCCGCTATTACCCCGCAGCCGCCTGCGACTACCCAAACCCCACAGGCGCCTGCGTCTGCGACGGCACCCTCAACCCCATCCCCGGTGCCAACGCAGAGGCCGCCACCGCCGTCGCCCCCATCTACTACCCCAGCGACGGTAGCGGCTGGGCCTGCTCCAGCACCTGCTCCAGCGCCTGCTCCAGCGCCTGCTCCAGCGCCTGCTCCAGCGCCTGCTCCAGCCCCTGTGGTCGACACGACCCAAGCTCCGACTAAGACGCCGCCTCCTCCTGCAGCGACTGAGCCTGCGAAGGTCGAGCCCGAGAAGAAGGAGCCCGAGAAGAAGGAGCCCGAGAAGAAGGAACCCGAGCCTGCCGATCCGTACACCGTGCCCAATGCGGCGCTACGGGCGCACACCCCGGAACTGATCTCGCGTTACGAGCAGCTCAACAAGGAGCAGGTTGCCGAGATGGACCGCCACAATAAAAAGATGAACGGCTATGTAGACAAGGACGGCAACAAGGTACCCGGTTTCAACCAGATGCTCGCCGAGGTGGCCAAGACTTCGCCCAAGGGCAGCAAGGACATGCAGGTGGCGAACAAGATCATCGCCGACGCCGTGGCACAGCATAATGCCCGCCTGCACGACATTGCCCAGCGGCGGCAGCAGCTCGATCATCAACGTGCTGAGCTGGACCGGGTTGAAGGCGCTCGCCTGCAGCCGACCCAGATGAGCGCGGATCAGGAGGATAAATTCAGGACAGAGTTTAATAACCGGATCACGTACCATCTGAAGACTAAGCCGCTGTACGACGGAGAGGGCAAGCCCGTCACCGATCCCGAGCAGCAGACGGCCCGGCGCAGCGCTTTGCGCTATATGGACGAGGACGCGCGGGGTGCGCTCTACAGTGCCGCCCGCAACGTCCATATGTACAACCCTACCATGGATGGCCGCCAGTCGACCGACGCCATCATCGCGATGTCGACGCACACAGGTGACGAGAAGGCCAAGAAGCTGTTCAAGCCGATAGGCTACAACGCTCTCAACATGGAGCTGGTGGGCGTGAACATCCCGGTCGACGGCGTGACGAAGACCGTGTGGATGCCCAAGGATACCTATGCGGCAATGGCCAAAATTCACCACGCCACGGGTGTAGACATCCGTGCGCAGGGGACACGTACGAAAGAGGACTATGAGAAGGACAAGGCTCGGCAGACGCCGTTCCCGCAACGCGATGTGGGCCAAGGTAACTGGCCGCCCACTGCAGCCGATGTCATGATGGGGAAAGACTAGATGGCTGACGAAGCACCTCAGCAAGCCGAGACTCCTCTCCTTGCGTTCGACCCGACCATGATGGCTGGGGTCGAGAAGGCCCCGCCGCGCGAGACTGGCATGCAGTGGCTGGGCGACACCGCTATTGAGCTGGGCCGCGCCACGGTGGGCACGGTGGGCGATATTGCGGCAGGCGCAGGCGACAAGGAGCTGACGGACTGGGCAAGCGACCTTGCCTATCGCATGGGGCGGCACCAGAGCGAGCGCGCTCAGTATGTGCGACGCCATCCCGAGGAGAGCAAGGGCGGCATCGTCGACGAGATTGCTCAGACGGCCATCGGGCTTGCGCCGATGATCCCCCTGTTCGCCGGGGCCGAGGCAGTGGGCGGTTTGGCGGCTCCGGCCACGGGCGGTGTGTCGCTGGTCGCAGCGCCTGCTGCCCTAGGGGCGGGGTTGAGCTACGGCGCGATGCGACGGGAAGTCCGCGAGGCAATCCGCGACACGCCGGAGAAGGACCTTTGGAAGTCCGACCGCTACAAGGAGCTGCGCGGGATGGACGGCTCCAATATGTCGGACAAGCAGGCGCGTGACATCCTGTGGGACGAAAGTGACAAGCTGCTGCCCGGCCTGATCGCTGGCGGGGCGGGTGCGGTCGGCGGCGGCATCGGCCACGCGGTCGTCAGCAAGCTGATCGGCCGGGCATCCAGCGAGGCCGTTGCGCGGGGTGTCACCGAGCAGGTGCTGGCGAAGATGGGCGGCCAGTACGGCCCGGCTGCCCTTGCGGCCAAGGATGTCCCGGTGCCACCAGGGTTAGCGCGTCGCATGGGCGTTGCGGGAACAGAGGCTTATGGCGGCGGCGTCGCCCAGATCGGCGGACAGAACATCGCCACCCAGATGGAGCAGGTGCAGGCGGGTGTCAGAAAGGACATCGACTGGAGCGAGGCAGCTTCGGCTTTCACGCAGGCCGCACCCTTTGCGCCGATAGGCATGCTGGGCGGCGTCCCCAAGAGCGGGGCCGCGCGCTTCCGGGAGCAGGTCGAGCGGGGTGAGCGTCAGAGGGCGGCTCCTCCCATCGGCACCGAGCAGGAGAGCACTCTCTCCGACCAGCTCGACACGACCCAGCAACCGCCGGTCAAAGCGCCTAGCGAGCAGGCGGCGGGCGCGGCTGGGAGGCCCGGCGGCCCACCCGGCGGCCCACCCGGCGGCCCACCCGGCGCGGGTTGGTATCCGCGTGGTGCGGGTTTGCCTGAGTACTGGGAGCCGCGCGAGCCTCCGATGGGACTGGGCGAACCGCCGCCTGAACCGCTGGCTCCTACGCCGGGGGGACCCGAAGCGCCGCACATGCCGACCCGGCCTCCTGCGCCTCTGCCGGGCTACGGCGAGTATGAGGAGCAGCAAGCTCCTCCTGCGCCGACGGGACCGAGGCCCCGGCCCGGTATCGAGGAAGAATACGGCGAACAGCATCCGCCCGGACAGGAATTGCCTACTGTGCCGCGTGCTCCTATTCCTGGCGGACCCGAAGCGCCGTATATGCCGACCCCTACTCCCGAGGTTACGCCGGGTTACGAAGCGTATATGGATCGCATGGCGGCGCGGCAACGTTGGCGGCGGCAGGTGCGTCCCGGTCCCGAGGAGGAATATGGAGCCGAGTTTCAGCAACCGGCTTTGGAAGGCGCTCAGCTGCGGGCACAAACTGAGCGGGAGAGCGCCGCCGCGGCGCGGCGGCAGGCGGCAGGCTATGAGCGTCTGGCGCGTGAGCAGCCTGCCCAGCCCATTGAGCTGCGCCGGTACGTCGAAGCGCGCGACGAACGGGCAGGACTGGCCAACGAGATCGAGCGCCGCCAGCGTCAGCTCGACGAGTTCGCGGCACAAGAAAGCGGGCTAGACCCGAAGAAGAACCGCGACGAGTTGGACGATTACATTCAGGATCAGCCGCATCTGCAGCAGGAAGCCCGAGCGCTGGAGCGGATGATCGACCGCTGGGACAGGATGGGCGAGAACGTGGCGGCATTGCGCGACGAGGCGGTCTACCAGCGCCGCCGGGCCGCTGCCGAGAAGCGCGGCGAGCCAGCGCCTGAGCGTCTTACCGTCGGCGGTAAGGGTAAGGAAGTCGTTGAGCGGGTGAAACGCAGGCGCGGTCCGCCGGAGCCCTTGGAAGGCGGCGAGGAAGCGCCGCACATGCCGAGCCGCGAGCGCGAGGAGGGTCCGGGCTACGAGGAGT